CGGAGTGAACGCTATACGTACATTCCGACACGCGAGATGCTTCGCGGGTTGCGCCAAGCCGGTTTGATGCCGGTTGAGGTGCGCCAGGGCGGGAGCCGCGACGAAGAAAAGCGCGGCTTTACCAAGCATCTAATTCGCCTGCGCAAAGCGGGCGAAGTTCAACACGCTCTGACACTTGGTGGGCTCTATCCAGAAGTTTCGCTTCTGAATTCCCACGATGGCACGTCAGCCTATGTGATGGACGCCGCGCTTATGCGTTGCGTGTGTCTCAATGGCTTGATGATACCGGAAGGCGTCACGACGCAAGTTCGTGTCCCTCACAAGGGCGACGTGATTGGCGAAGTGATTGAAGGCGCTTACCGCGTGATCTCGGACGGCCCCCTTGCAATCGAGCACGCGGGCCAGATGGACGCCGCGAATCTCAACAGAAACGAGCAATTGGCGCTTGCCGCCGCTGCACGTCGCTTGCGTTGGGATGAGGGCGACCCACAACCGGAACCGGAGCAATTGCTTCGCCCGCGTCGCGCGGCGGACAACACCGGCACCGTTTGGGGCGCATTCAATGCGATCCAAGAAAACTTGATCCGTGGTGGCGTTGGCTACCAAGTGCGCGATGAGCACAACCGGGTTCGCCCGCGTGCATCGCGTCCGGTTCGTAACATCGATGGCGACCGCAAGATTAATCAAGCCTTGTGGACGCTTGCCGAGGAAATGAGAAAACTCAAAGCGGCGTAAGTCGCGAAGGGCCGGGGCAGCGATGCTCCGGCCCTTTTTTTGTGAGGTGAACCATGATCGAGCAAATTGAATACGTTTACAGTCGCCACAAGTCGGCTGATCGCGCTTCATGGGCGCTAGATGATTACATCGCGCAAGATATCGTCTGCGAAGCTGAGCGGCCGACATATCGGCACGCGCCGCGATACAAGGGCGACCCCTTGCCGTGGGTTGTGATCTTTCTCGATTGAACGAAGCCCCGCCCTAACCGGCGGGGCTTTTTTTTGTGGAGGTAAGCACATGCAAGCATCATGGATCGAATGCGTCAAAAAGGCATCGGACGAAAACCGGGCCGATTGGAACGCGCTAACCGACAAACAACGCGCCGGCCTAATTGCGCTCGAAGCGTTGCGCATGATCGTCAAGGGCGGCGATGCGATGGCGCTGGCGCGTGGCGTTTTGCACGCGGCGCGCATTGACGGATATTGAAACGGAAGAGGGTCGCGCTGAAAGGCGCGGCCCTTTTTTGTGAGGTGCAAAATGTGGTCAATCGAAGTGACAGACACATTCGGAGGCGAAGCCAATTATTCGTGGTTTCGCCGGTTCGAAATGACAGCGAAAGAAGGCGAGACGGCACAGAAAACAATGCGCCGCGCGCGTCGCGTCGCAGGGCTACATGGGCGCGGCGCGTGGTCAAACTATGGTGATCAATTCCGGTTGGACCTGAGCGGCGCGTGCGTGTGCATGATCGTCACGTATCAATACTGAAACGGAAAGGGCGCGAGGCTTCGGCTTCGCGCCCTTTTTGTTGGAGGCAACACACATGGCAGAATACACAATTGACGTCCGAATCTATGGCACACTCTACATTGAAGCGGACAGCGAAGCGGAAGCGCTCGAAATGGCGCGCGCTACAGAATACGAATTCATCCACCTAGGCCGGGATTTGCGCCTTGACGATGGCGTCAAGCTTTCGTCGGCGATGACAATTCACGGCCCCGACGAAGGCGACACGCCAAGCCTAAGCGACTGAATTAGAGCGCCCACGCCTAACCGCGTGCGGCGCTCTTTTCTTGTGGAGGTACTACAATGTTGCACACACTTTACCGCTTTGCCTGCGCTTCAATTTCGTGGCTTGGCATCGTTTCGTTGTTTGGCGCGTGGGGTTTTCTCGCCGCGCTCATGTCGAACGAATTTGCGTGCATTCCGTTTGCGGTTTTAGCTGGCGCTATTTTCTTTGGGCCGGCCGCGTTCGCGAACACATGGGAAAATGTAGGGGATTGAATATGTCGCTAATCATTGGCGGTCTTGTGTTCGCGTTCGCTTATGGCGTTTATCGCGCCGTTCGCCGCGTCGGCCAGGTGCTAGGGCAGATCACGTAAATCAGGGGCGCGGCTCGCAAGGGTCGCGCCCCTTTTTTGTGGAGGTGACACATGACGAATATGTCAATCGATGAATTGAATTCGGCTCTACGCAACGGCCCTTATGCGTGGCCCGGCGGATATCCGATTTATTTCATCATGGCGGACGGTGAGGCGATCAGCTTCAAATCCGCCGAGGAACACGCAGACTTAATGCGCGCCGCCATCAATGGCGAATACGGCTGTTGGCTTCCTGCTGTTGCTGACATCAATTGGGAAGACGCTGACCTTTATTGCGCTCACTCAGGCGAACGCATCGAAAGCGCCTATTCCGAATAACGAAGCGCCCGCCCTAACCGGCGGGCGCTTTTTTTTGTGGAGGTAGCACACATGGACAACCAATTGATTGACGTTGCAGTGTTCAAACATGGCGCGCGCAAGTTTCGCGTGCGCGCATTCTTGCCGGCGAATTCTTGGAACGAAGTCGGCCGCGTGCTCGAAGAGCGCTTACACGCAACGCCAGATGCAGCCAACCGAGAGGCGCGCGCGATGGCGAAGCGGCTAAACGGATCAATCTCAAAGCTTGCATAAACGAAGCGCCGCCGCAGCAATGCGTGCGGCGCTTTTTTGTGCGCGCAATTCCGCGCGCCGGAGGAAGATTTATGCAAATCAACTGGCATGAATTGCGCCTAATGCTGCGCCGATTTGGCCGCGCTTGTGGTGCGTCACTGCGGAATGCCCCGCTTGTCGTTATGACGCTGGCAATCACAGTGGCGCTTGAAACGTTTGGATGGGCTTACCTATTCCTAACAAACCACGAGCGCGCGCCAATCCTAGGGGTTCAAATCCCGATGGCGTTTATTGAGGGCGTTATCATTACCGCGTCGGGTTTGGTCGGCATGTTGGCGGCTTACGTCGCCGGCGAACGCCGCACCGATCCACGGCCGGAAGTGCAAGCGACGGCGTGGCGCGCGCAAGCGTTGGCGTTCGTCATGCTTGCCGCACCGATCCTAAAAGCGGCGGACGGGTTCGCCTTTCCGCAACAGGTCGATGCGGCGGAAGCCTTCGCGGCGTCCGATCAGGCGCGGGAATATGCCCGCGTCGCTCGTGAGAGCACTGACGTCATGGAGCGCGACCAAGCGCGGGCAAGGATGGCGCAAGGCATCACCCCGACGCGAGCGCAAATTGACGGAACTTGGTTCGCGTGCTTCGCGTTCGCCGCGTTTCTCTACGTGACGAACATGCTGGCCGCTTCGATGCTGTGGCGCGTCAAGCCGGAGACCCCGGCCGAGCGTACCGCACGCGAGCGTCGAGAAGAGCGCGAGCGCCGAGAGCGCCGCCAGGAGCGCGAGCACGATCTAGCGCTGGCCCAGCTAAAGGCGAAAGCCAAGGGCAAGGGCTGGTGGCTTGCTGGCGTATTCAACGGTCGCAAGAAGGCCGCAGCATAAGGGAAGGGGTCGGCCTTCGGGCCGGCCCCTTTTTTATGGAAGGTGATAAGGTGATAAAGGCGATAAGGTGCTATTGGCCTGACGTTGCTTGACGTTACCATGATTAGGGAGGAACCCGCACACCACGAGATCGACCACCCGGCGCGGACACCCCTCCACCGCGCCAAAATGGAACGGCCCCCGCGCGATTTCCGCAGCGGGGGCCGTTTTCGTTTAACATGCCGCCGTGATTATTCGGCGAACGTCTCGGCATTGCGACGCTTAACCGGGGCGAACCCATAGCCTACCGGGGCCAGTTACGCAGCGTCGCCGTGATAATCCTAAGTGGGGCCGAGAACACTAGCAGGAGACCTATCCCCGATAGGCTAACTTGCGCATTCGAACCTCATCTTGTTGGGCGCATAGCGCAAATAGATTTGGCCGGGCGCACCTTGCACGTCGTGAAACTTGCTTTTCCAGACTGCGCAAAGCGTGCGCGTGCATCCCGGCTTCGGATCGCCGTCTTCATCGCGCTCCGGATCACGGTGCACGGTGACGCCTAGGCTTGTCTTGTTGAAGAAGTAGGAGGAACCCGCGATTTCATACGGACCGGGCGGGCGGATTGCGCCACCGCGACCGGGTTCGATCTTACGAGGGTGCGCAACAATCGCGATATGCGCCTTCAATGTGCGCGCCAATCGATTGATGCGAGAGAGCGAGCGGCCAATGAAGTCGTGCTCGCTTTCGCCACGCTCGCGCGTTTGGATCAGTTCGCCCCACGGATCGAGCGCCACGAACTTAACGCCATGCCGAACGATCGCCGTCGTTGCCGCATCGAGGAACCAATCGATCGTCGGCTCAACGTCTTCAAGTTCATAGTCGCCGTTGCCGCTGGCGTATCCGTTCGGATCGATCGGAATGACGTGATCCTCTAGCCAATTATTCGCGGCGTCGATTTCTTCTCGCGTCCAAGGCTGACCATTGGGGCCACCGTCGCGCGGTCGTCCGATCCTGTATTGCAGCGCTTGCCGGCGATAATCGCGGTTCGGCATGATTTCCAGCATCGCCATAGCCACACGAAAATCCGGCTGGTTTTCACACAGCGACCATTTGATTTGATTGAGCAGTGTTGACTTGCCGTTGTTCGGGACGCCGGTCCACACGCTCGAATAGCCGGGCATGATGCCGATCCGCTTATCAACGGCCGGCGAAATTCCGGAGCGCCACACAATCGGATCAGCATCGGAGCCGGGCGGGTAATCGGAGAAGCGCCGCACACCGGCGACATTCACCCATCGCGCCTTGCTCACGCACTCGCGCAATCTCTCAGCGCCAAATCGAACAAGCACGTCGTTCGCGTCTTTGCAGTGATCGGGGAAGGGAACGAACTTGCAGCGCGCCGGCCCGAGCATCGTCGCCAAGTCTTCGATCAGCGCATAACCCTTCGCGTCAGCGTCGGCGCAGATGATGACTTGCCGCGCCCGATCCATCTTTTGCAGCACGTCGGCGATAAACCGATAGCGCCCTTGCGTCTGTTCTGGCGACGCGTTCTCGCTGCTTTGCGAGCCGTTCGGCATGGACATGGTGCGCGGATAGCCGGCTTGGATGACGGAGATCGCGTCGAGAATGCCTTCGGTTATGACCAACGGATAATCTTGCAAGCCAACATCATCGATCACGACTTCATTCCAAAAGCACATGACGCCGCCCGTATCCCGGCGGAATTGCTTCTGATCGATGCGCCGGTATTCCCGATTGACCGGGCGATCATTGCGCAAGAACGGGAAGGCGAGCCATTCGCCGTCAGAATTTCCACCGGGAGGTGGGCGGCTTTCTGGTTCGAACTTTAGAGCTAGCTCCAAGTCGATCCCGCGCTCTTCCAGAAAATCTATCGCCGCGTTCGTAAGCATCGCCATCCCTAAAGGTTCGCGCCCAATTACAGTGATTGCAGAATACACGAACCGCGTCGGGGTCCACCTGAACGCCTAAGCATTTCTGCCTTCGGTGTTCCGGCTTGCGCTCTGCGCTGCAATTGGGACAGGTTGAATATTGCCGGCCAAGGGTAGAACTACACATCACGCCGGCGGCGCGTGCAGCTTCGACCGCCTTCAAGCGCCGAGAACGAAACCGGTGTTTAAGCCCGCTTGCGTCGCGAGATAAATTGAAGCGCGAACGATGTGGTCTTTAACGCCGAGCTTCGCTCCGATCGCGGAAACTTCCACGCCTTTGCCTGATAGTTCCGCAACCTTTTCTAAAATCTGATTGCAGCGCCAGAGATCGCGCGCCTCTTGCGATTGCGGCCCGCCGCGCTCGTCTCCGTCATTGAAATAGGCATTGCTCGTGATCCGATACACGGAAGAGGTGGAGCAATTTAACCGAAACGCGATGTGCTTCGCTGGTGCTCCGCCGCTCCACATATCTAATACGTAGTTTTTTTCGATTGTTTCTTTGGTCATGGGTTTGTCGCTTGGAAAACTTGCATGGCCGCATTGATCAGCCACACGATAAAGAGGGAAGCGATAGACCACACGACGCAATAGTAGATGCACGCGGCGACTTGATACGCGCCGCGTGCAAAACTATTCACCGCGAAAATGCTATCGCGGTCACGCATCACGCGGCCAGCGCCCAAAGGGCTTCGGTCCCGCGACCGCCGCCAGCATCCTTGCGCACAAGCTTGCCGGCCTTCTTCAATCGGCTGCAAACTGACGACACGCTTGCGCCCTTGGCGCGGACACGTTGCGCGAGCTTGTCAGTCGTCGCGCCATTCTTGTACGCCGCAAGCGCCTTAATCACGCGTTCGGCCAGCGTCGGTTGCTTCTTTACTTTCTTCGCCATTTTCTCACTCTCACTATGCGGTCGATGCCGCTCTAAACCGCACGCAAAATGCGCGCGGAAGTCTGTCACACCATCCAAGATTGGATGCCGGCGGTATTGTCTTCGTCCTGATTGCCGCTCTGTTGCGCGCCACCACCGCCACCACCGGGGCTAGGCTTTGCGGCTGCTATGTACGTGCGCGGATCGGCGACTTCATTCAGCGCCGCCGCTATGATCACGCGCAGCAATCCAGGCTTGCCGATTTCTTTCAGCTTCTTGCCGAGTAGGGCGCGAGCACTCGCTTCCTTAACCCCTTGCGCGACAATCATTTCAACGCCCAATGCAAAAATAAATTTGGACGCTTTGGCGCGGACGTCGGCCATCTTGTCGGTAACGTCCAATAGAAGCTGTTCGTCGCTCATTATTCGAGGCTCCAAATACAAACGTGAAGCCAATCGCCATCGATGCTCCACTCTTTCGATGCGCGAAGGTGAACGATTTGCGCATCGTCCATGATCACGCCCGGCCAAGTCATCACGCGTTCGCCGCGACGCTTCTTGTGTTCCGGCATGAGCGCATCGAGCACGGCCTTCGCTACGTTGTCCGCGTCCGGCCGTTGCGTGTGATAGACGCGACCCTTCGCGCTCTTAGGGAGGGCAAAGCGCGCCGTTATGGATGCCGCCAGCGGCCCCGAGAGGGGTTCGCGCCCGGCCCAAACGCGCCGCGCCTCACTGCGCAGTGCGTCCGCATAGTCTCGCGTCGGCTTCGGGGTGTAGGCATGGCCCGCAAAGCGCGGCCGGCCTTGTCCCTTCGGCTTTATCGCTAAATCCATGACGAATTGCCGGACGCGCTCACTCATTGTTCGGCGGGCTCCAATGGCAACACGCCGTCATTGTCTTTCGCGGATTGCGCGAAATTGAATTCGCTCAACACGGATTGGAAATTATTCCAGCCGTCCATCCATGCTTGCCCTTCGGCGCTGCCCGGCGGATATGGCGGATTAAGCGGCGCGTCATTGATCGCAGCAAACCAGCCGCGCCGACGAGCGTCGGCCGTCTCGTCATTGTCGCGCGGAACGTAAGCGTCGAACATTTCAAACTGCACCGGCACACCAAGCGCGTTCAACACGTTGGCTTGTCGCTCGGCTCGCTCGCGGCGCGCGTCGTCGCTCACTTCATATTCGCTGATCGCAGCGCGGACGTCGGACCACCGCACGCCGGCCCCGCTCGCTTGCTGCACCATCGATTTGAGTAGGGCTTGTGCGGATTTGACCGCCGTCTGCCGCTTCAAAAGAAAATGGGTGTAGATCGCAATGGTGTTTGGATCGCTCATGCGCCGATACCTTTCTCGATTGGTTTGAAATCCCGCCACGCGAGGCGAACGCCTTCGGATTTGGCCGCTTCGAGCAGGCGCATCTTGTCATCGTCGGGGATTGTCCCGCCGGTGCCGCTAGGCTTCGGCATTCGCCACCGTCTAATCGTGCTCTCGTCTTTATCGAGAAGACGCGCGACGGCGCTGACGCCGCCAAACCTATCGATGATGCCGTTAGCCGGCTCGCAAGCGTGTTTCTGCATCACGCCCATGTGAGGCAAGCTCACGCTGGCGTCAAGAGTACCCGAAATGGGTTGTAAAGTTTTTGCGGTAATACTTGACGTTATCCCCAGTCGTGAGTAAATCTCATGCACGAGTGAGGGCGAATTGCCCTAGTCGATATGGGGGATCAGGGAGAGATCAAAATGATTGACACGCGTTGGCTGCTAAAGCGGATCGAAGAGAGGGGCGAAAGCATTGCGTCACTTGCTCGCGCCGTTGGGAGAGATCGCGCTGTCGTGCATCGCATTCTAAATGGCGATCAACCGATGCAACTTTGGATGACGCCAATCCTATCGGAGAAACTTGGGATTACAGAGACGGAGCTTTTATCGAGATCGGGGGAATTGAACCTCCCGCCGTTGTCGTGCGCGCCTATCATTCCTTGGCATTCCGTTGGCGCTTTTTCGATGACAAAGACGCACATAGAACTTTCGTCCAAATACGAAAGAATAGCGGTTCAAATCGATAGCGATACGCTGATCGCCGTTAGGGTAAGCGATAAGTCGATGGACGGTTTATTTCCGGAAGGATCAATCGTGGTCGCCGATTACTCGCAAAAAGACATTCATAATTACGAGGTCGGCATATTCACGAGTGCTGATCATTGCGTTCTGCGGCGCTATCGAGTGCAGCGGCGCAAGCCTTACCTCGTGGCCGAAAGCGTTGACGGCATCACGGAAGAAGAATTTTGCGGCGACATTATTGGTCGCGTCGTCGCCGTGCCTTTACTCTCACGTCATGCGTGAGGATCCCTTGACATAGGCGTGAGGCTAGCTCATGTATCGGGAAGACGTCGCTTAGGAGCGCGTCACCCGAAAGCTAGTCGAACGACGCGAACACGCGCGAGGCGTTTGCTTTCCGGTCCTTGGGAGGCTTCCGCGTGGTCGCGCATCAATTGTTCTGCTTGGTCTCGGTCCATAAGGACAAGCGAGCGGTTCAAACCTTTAAGCCAATAGTCCGCCATTGGCTCGATCCGGAAAAGTGTCCGGCCCCATTTCTTACGCGGGTTCTCCACCTTGGCCGCATAGCGGTCGGGCCAGCCGATAACCGCATCCAATTCTTCACCCGACATTCCCAGCGCCTCGCGGTCTCCGCGAAGCGTGGTCGCAATGTCCGTTGCGCTGGTCACGATGACCGGAGCGCGTCGATTTACGATTTGCGGCGGTCGCATGTGATCGCTCCTGAAACCTTCAATAGTGCGTGGACTAAGGAAGTTACACCGTGAGCGCAACTCATACCCTGATAATGAACGTCACCATTGCTAGCGCCGTCATGTCGGCAATCGGCTGGTCTTTGGTTTTCGCTGGTCTCTGGTTCTCCACGCGCGAACGCGTGGTCAAGCTGTTTGAGGGCGACAACCAAGCGACGATCTATCTCGATGAAGTTCTCGGCTTGAGCGGCCTCGTGCTGGCGCTCGCCTCATCCATCGCTTTCGTTTCAACCACAGTGCTGACGGTGATCAACAATGCTTAAGCCTTCCGACTTCAACGCATCATGCATTTCAGACATAGGCCACGACGAATATCACGCGGACCCTTGCCCCATCCCATCGCTGAACCACACGGTCGCAAAAATTCTGATCGAGCGTTCGCCGATGCACGCCTATCGCGCGCATCCTCGCCTTGGAGGAGAAAAAAATAAGTCCAATCGCGTCATGGATATTGGTTCGGCCGCGCACGCTATGGCGCTTGGCGTCGGTAATCCGGTTCGATCGCTGAAATTCAAAGATTTCCGCACGAAGGCGGCGCAGGAAACGCGCGACGCGATGCTTCAAAACGGCATCACGCCGTTGCTTGAAGACGATTACAACATGGTCCTCGCAATGGCTCCGCTGTTGCGCGCCGGTATCGAAGACGTCGCGGGCAAGTCGATTGATAACTTGCTTCGGGAAATATCCGTGTTCGGTCTCGAAGATGGCATGTGGTCGCGCTGCAAGCCGGACGCCATGACGGCAGACTTTCGCCTGATCATCGACGCCAAGACTACGTTGACGGCGCACCCGGAAGATTACTCGAAGAAGGTGTTGCACGATTACGCAACGGCCGTGGCGTTCACGTTCCAGACGCTTGATTTGCTTGATCCGGAGGGCGTCGGCAAACGTCGATATGTGTTCGTCGTTCAAGAGCGCGATTGCCCCGAGGCTATCACGTACCACGAACTTGATCCGACCATGTTGGAGATCGCGCAAAGCCAGATGCAGCGCGCGCGCCGACGTTGGGCGCATTGCGTCCGGACGAACGAATGGCCGGCATACGATCGCGGGCCGCACATGGCCGTTCCCCCTCAATATATTGTCGATGAAGAAATGGGTCTCGCGCATGACGAAGCGATGGCCGCGCACGTCGAAGCGATGAAGAAGGGGGCTGTGCTTTGAAAAACGATCCGAACATGCAGCGCGTGTTGAAAAATAATCCGACCGGCTTCACGGCCCAGGATTTCACCGGCGCGCACGATGTGATCATGGGCGTCGGCGCGCTGTTGCAACACTTCAAGGATGGCGTTCTGCCGGCGATGGCGGAAGTCGTTCACAAGGATTTAAGCGACGCCAAGTCGCTCATGCTCACGCCGATCAAAAGGCGACGCGGGCGCAAGATGGTTCGCCTCTTACTTGCGGCCGAGATTTTGAAGAAGCGCGCCGCTGAAATGGCGCTGATCATGGACATTGTTGATCCGGAGGATGCACGTTGAGTAACGTTGATATGGCGGCGACCATTGCGCCGAAGTCTGACCAATTGAATTCCGACGACCTAATCGCCGGCCCACGCACGATCACGATCACAAAGGTAACGGCGCGCGTATCGTCGCCGGAGCAACCGATCGCCGTCTTCTTTGAGGGCGACAACGGCAAGCCTTATCTGCCTTGCAAGTCGATGCGCCGCGTCATGGTCGCAGTTTGGGGCGTGAATTCAGAGGCATATATCGGTAAGGCGATGACGCTCTATCGTGATCCGAATGTGTTGTTCGGCGGCATCGCAGTCGGCGGCATTCGCATCAGTCACATGAGCGGCATCGATGGCGAGAAGTCGATGGCGCTTTCGACCGCCAAGACTAAGCGCGTTCAATACACGGTCGCTCCGTTGGTCGAACGCAAAGCCGCCAAGCCAGCGGAGAAGTCGAGCGAGCCTAAGCTTACGCTACTCGGCAAGAATGGTCCGACCCAGGTCGCGCCGGCCAAGTGGCAAAGCGCGCTAGTCGATGCAATCTCGAAGCTCCCCTTCGATCGCGCCAAGTCGATCTACGAAGACAACGCCGAGTACATCGAAGCGGCGCGCGCGACGCATCCGGAAGAAGCGGATCGCGTTGAAGCGGCGTGGCAGGATCGCCGCGACGACGCGGAGATTTCGATCTAATGGGTACGAGCAAAGCTCAGCTATTGCCGTGGACGCCAGAGAACAAGGCGCTCTTGATCAAACTCTTTGACGTTGACGGGCAGTCGCAATCCTTCTGCGCAAAGAAGATGACGGAGGTAATGGGCCGTCCGGTTTCGGTTAGCGCAATCGCGGGACAAATCCGCGTGTTGCGCCAATCGGGACGCATGCAATGGACGCGCCCGGAGGACACTCAACGCCGTGTGCGTCGAGATAACAACGCGCGGCTCCGGCACAAGTCGAAGAAGGGGGAGACGAACACAAAGAAGAAAGAGCCGCCGCCGCCAAAGCCTTCGCTTGTTCGCGAAGACTTGTTGTCGCCCATCTCGCAAGAAGACGGCTCGGCAATGAACTACGACACGATGCGTCCCGGCCGATGCTTGTTTATGTTCGGCGATCCGAAGTTTGAATTTTCATTCTGCGGACGGCCGGTGTCATCGGAGCGCGGCCCTTGGTGCGCGGGGCATCATCGCGTTTGCTACCAAGAAGGAACGTCACGCAAAGCAAAGCGCGCGCCGGACGACAAGAAGGCAATCGCAAACGCAAAATTTAATTGGTGATCGTGTGATCAAACTCTTGACTATCCGTGAGGTATGCTCACGTATGAAGAGAAGCCGCGCCACGCTCTACCGGCGAATTAAAGCAGGGAGTTTCCCCGCTGCATTCGAGCCGGGGCGTTGGCGTGAAAGCGATGTGGACGCGCACATAGAAAAACGCGCGCCACAGTCACCGGCTTGGGAGGTGGATCATGTTGCTATCGAAGCTGCCCTTACACGTAGTCGCGCGCGGACCACGCCAAGACGGAACGTTCAACGTAATGTTCCGCGTCCGGAAGGATCGCCCCCGAGATTGGCCGTCGTCAATTCCGATCCCGTTTGATCGGCGACGCGGCAACCTATCCGATCCGGCCGAAGTATCCCGCATTCTAGCCGACGCGGCCAAGCTGACGGAGCGCCTTGAACGCGAGCGCGCCGGTGAGAAGGGCGATCGTCCGGACGCCGGAACCATGCCGGCCGTCGCCGCCGCGTGGCAAGCGTCGTGGGAGGGGGATATCCGGCCGCGAACTCAGGAAGCCTATCGCAAAAGCCTACGTCCGCTTCTGGCGTGGTCGTCTGTATTGAGACACCCGCCCGTCGCCCTGCTGACGTTGCCGCAAATCCTCACGTTCCTTGCCGGCTATAAGGATCGACCAGCGCAGCAAGCGGCGCTGCGACGTTGCTTGTCGGCGATGCTATCCTTTGCCCGCGCGCACGGCATCATTGACACACACCCGCTCGGCGTGCCGGTGCGGATCAAGCGCGCCAGGATGCAGCGCAAGCGCGCCGTCGATCTATGGGACGCGAAGATAACCCAAGCCTATGCCGACGAAGCCGACCGCCTTGGATGGCGCGGGCTGGCGAACATGCTGCATCTCATGTGGGAGACGTCGGCCGATGCGACGGACGTCGTGACGTGGCGCAATGGTGCGAACCTCCCGCCAGATCGTGACGTTATCGATTACACGCGAGGGAAAACGGGGGAGCGCTGCGTTATCCCGATCAGCGCCGCGCTCGCCGCGCGCCTTCGCAAGTTTGGCTTGATGCTCGTCACCGATCCGGCCGGCCGTCCCTATAAGGCCGAGTGCATCAAGAGCGACAACCAGCGTGGCGGGCATTTCCGCGTGCTGCGGAAGCGCATCATCGACGCCGGCGGGCCGTCGCGTGTGCTCGATCACTTGCGACACAGCGCCGTGACGGACGCGCTCACGAAGGGCGCGAAGCTGGAACACTTGCCGTCGCTGACGGCGCACCGTGGCGAGCAAATGGTTGAGGCTATCTATTCACAGATGACGGAAGCGCAGGCGCGCGCTGTCCAGATCGCCCGAGGGATTATCGATTGACGGTCGCACGGTCATAACTTACACGGTCGCACGGTCGCTTTCCGTTCCAAGCCTAAGTGTTTGGAATTAAAGCAAAAGGGTGATTAGCTCAGTTGGTAGAGCAGCTGACTCTTAATCACACGACGTCGAGCCGTAAGTTATTGTTTTCGCTTGGCTTCGCGCGACTTGGCTATCTCAAATAGCATCACGCAATATCAACGGGTTACGCTCGCGGTCGCACGTTTCGCTTAATCCCGAACGTGAGGGCCGCGACCACCAAGGCCGTCGCATACGACACGATGAACATGGCCGCGTAATCGTTCCACAAGCCTTGCCCGCCGCCCGCAATGAAGAAGCCGAACCGCACGGCCGGCGCGGCGAGGCAGATAAAGAAAAGGCCCCGCCAATCGGGGGCCAACAGTCCGGCTATTAAACCTATCAGCATGGGCGCTCCTTGCCCCGCTGACGCTAGAACGCAAAAGGGGCGGGGATCAACCCCGCCCCTTCGCCGTAAGCCCCAGCGCCCGCCTTATTGCGAAGTGGATTTCTTCGCAATGTAATCCTCGATACGCGCTTTCAGTTTCAGCGCGATCGTCGCTTGATACTTTGCGTAGAGGCTGGCGGCGTTTGCCTCGAAGACGCGAAGGGCTTTCGCCAGCATCGCGTTGCGCACGTCAACCGAATAGCCTTGCGCTCGAATGTCTTCGGCAAGGTCGAACGCTGCGGCCGAGATCGCCTTCGCCGCGACCTGATCAAGCTTCGTCAGTTGGACGGCCCAGCGCGCCGGGCCGGGCAGAAGGCCGGTGAGGTGGCCGACAAGGCCGGCGGCGACTGCACCAAGGGCGACGATCGCTTCGGCGACGTACTGGCCCCAGGGGAGGTTGACGGTCGTGTCATCGGCTGCGGCCGGCGCAACCGCGCCGAGGGCGGGGGTCGCAATCAGGGCGACCGCAATCGCCACGTATGCGAACAAGTAAGGCTTCGAGATTTTCATTTAGGGTCTCCGATCAGAGGAGATCGGAAAGTCCGCTTTGTGTGCTAGCGCCTCAACGCACCATCACGGATGTGGCGTCGGGCCAATGATGAAGCCCATAATATTCTTGAAGAAGAAGCCGATCAAGCCGACGACGCCACCGAGCACGGCCGTCGCACCCATGACCGCGCCCTTTGATACCGTCATCTTGGTATGCATTTCGCGGACCAATGTAAGCGTCTCGTGCTGATCAGCTTCGAGCGCCTTCACTTGGGTTTCCAAGACTGCAAGTCGTTCTTCGGTGCTCATGGGCAATCCTGATCTCATCAAAGGTTGTGGATCACTACGCACTCAACGGCCCCACGAGCCCCAAAGCTCCTGATCCTGATCCTCCATATCCAAGGTTCCCAGGTCCGGCGAACCCATGTCCGCGCCGTCGCCCGGCCCCCACCAATAGCCCTGTTCAACGCGGCGCGCGCGGCGCGCAAAATCGGCTTCGGCTTCGGGGTCAACCATACGCTGCATGTTGTCCCAAACCAGACGTTCCATCGCCGTGTCCGTTGCCCAATGGCGCGGGACGAAGTTCTTCACCGTGCGGATTGCTTGCCGGCCGGTGTGTGTTTCATCTTCGCCGCCGGATAGCGCGGTCCCGGCTTCGGTGCCGACGTCTTTGACCAGCGTGGCGACGTCGAGCAATGCCGACACGGTAGGTCCGCCGGCTTGGCCGGCCGCTTGAACCGTCGTGTCAGCATCGGTCATCCCTCGAATGTAATCGTGAAAGAAGCCGAGCGACACGGATTTCCAGAACACGCGATTGACGAACTCCGGATCGGAAACGTCCGGCGCTTCCTTGCCTTGCAACACGTCCGAGATGATGACGCCAAGCCCCACGAGAACCATACTCGGCATAACCATCCCGAGAAGGTAGTAGCCTGCGCCGGCCGCGAAGCCGCGCGTTCCTTTGCCGTTGGCGTGAAAGATTTCCGCCGCGCGATACGCGTGGTGTTGGAAGTGTGAGATCGAATAGGTTTTGAGTTTGGCGATCGACCCCAGTACCGTGCCGGTGATAGAGCCCGGCTTGAAAGGGATCACGCGCGCCGAACGTGGCGTGCCGCTAATCGTCGCCGCTTCGCCTTCCTCTTGGATCAGCGTTAAAAGCCGGATTGAAACCTCTTCGCCTTCCGTTAATCCGGGGCGCGCGCGAACGTTTGAATTCACTATCGAGACGCCAGCGATTTCACCAGGGCCGATCACGTTCACACCCCGGCGGTTCACGCGCGGCGCGGCTTGAATTATGGCCCATGCATCGGCGTCGATATCGTAGCGTTCAAGCATTGTGCGAAACGCTGGCGGCAGTTTGTCGAATGCAGTGTTAGCGTGGCGCGTCACCTCATGAAGCACGCCCATCGTCCACATAGCGCGCAAGCCCATCGTCATCGGTTTAAGGCCGGTGTAGGTGAGGGCGCGGTCGGTGACGTATTGCGAGATTGGCGAGCCGAGAACCGTCGCGTGATCGCGCGCCTCGGCGTTCATCACAGATAAGCCCGCGTCGATTTCAACGCCAAGCTCAACCAGCGTTTGTGGATCGGTCGAAAGCTTCACCGCGTTTACGAGATCGCGCATCATGCCTTGCACGGATAGCGAGCGGAACGCGCGCGTCGCCGCTTGGTTCACGACGTCACTCCCGATAAGGAACGGCGTGAACGCGAGCATCTTCGCATACATAAGATTGTTGATCGTGCCTTCGACGTGAGCCCAACCTTTGTTGAGAGGGCGTCGCGCTTCGCCAACGAAGTAATTCCAGGCGCGTTGTGTGGCGACTGACTTGTCGGTCGCGTACTGCAATCGGCTTTCGGTTGTCAGCTTACGGCCGATATCATCCATCGTCGGGAATAGCGAAGGCTTCCCCATTTCCGCTTGCTGCGCTTCATAAAGGATCATGCCTCCCACGTTCTCGCCGTCGCCAGCGAGGTAGCGGATCGTGCCGTTTGAATGCGGCCCGAGGTATTGCATCGCCGCTAGATCGTGATTGATCGTGCGAAGATAGCTCGTCATCGCTTCGAACGGGTTCACGCCCGAGCCAAAGCGACTGCTATATTCCATCCATGACGACGCATCTTTGAACACGATCATGCGAGGGTCGGCGTGACGACGCCATGTCGCCGTCCCGTATGTGCCTTGCATCGTCGGCTTCTCTTTGCTCGCCTGCGATGTGATCGACGTCCAAGCTTCGTCAAGAAAGTCTTCGAACTCCACCGCCGAGAACGGCATCCCGGTTTCAGGGTTCGTCATCTTCGCCATGTCAACGCGGGCGCGAATGTAATTCTTCCATTCGTCAATGCCGGCGCGAGCAACGCGTATTGCATCGTGCGTCTGTGCCAAGTGCCAATCAGCGCGAAACGAAACATTGCCGCCGGCTTGATTGAACTGATCAATCTTGCGGGCAGAGATACGACGCCACGCGTCGGCGAATGCCTTAGCTGTAGCGTCTCCGGTGTTCTCACCGAATAGCTCGCGAACAACCAAGTCCATGCGCGCGCGATTGTGACGCACGCCGCTAATCGGCGTTTTTCGGAACTCATGCATCATCGCGCTAAGTTCTGCGAGATCGAGCTTCGCCAAAGCTTGCGCGCGAAAGTGAACGCGGTTGATCAATTGAAGCGCGTACTCGCCCACATCGACTTCGCCCTTGCGATTACGGAAGCGCGCCATATCCGCGTCGATGCGGTCGATTGCCTCTTGCTGCAAGCGCGCGACGATCTTGCGATGCTGCGCAAGCGCGATCATTCCATTCAAAACGGCTTGGTTCGCTGTTCTCTCCGCTGATAGATTGCCGTGCGGCGTGCCACCGCCGGCCGCTGCGGCTGCGGCGTACTCTCTCGCCCATAGCCGTTCCATCGCTTTGCGGTCCTGTTGGTGCAATCGCCCCACGGCTGCGGCGGTTCGTGTGCATTTGATGATAGCCATTAGCGGCAGTGCTCCAACATCGTGACAACGCGATCTAGCCGTTCCGCTTCGGCGCGCGCAACGCTCGCTGGATTGTTTGGGTCGATGCGATCGGAACCGGCCGGCCGCACCGCTTCACCGTTGAACATAACGATTTGTTCTTGCGGTCCGAACTCGCCAGCATCGACGGCGCGAATGTAAACACCGTTCGCGCCGTCGCGCTGCGCTGCGGCGATGATGCTATCGAAGTCAGCCTTCGTCCGCACCGGGGTATCGCTCGCGTCGTAGATTGGGCCGCGCACTTCATACGCCTCAATGTCGCCGGCAAGGCCAGCGTTCTTTACGTTCGGCGTGGTGAACATTAGCCCGTCTTGCGCGCGCTTGCTCTTGCCAAGATAGACGCGCGTTTGAAGCCAGCCGCTTTCCGCCTCTGTGACCGCTTCGGCAAGGATGCGCGGCTTGTCGCGAAGCATGTCGCGCAAGCGAACCGGGATCGAGCGAACGTCTATCGTGCGCGGTTCGGTGTTCGCCGCGTGACGTAGCGCGCCCATCGCGAGGAATTGCATATCTTCAAACGTCAGCGCGCGGTCAAGGTGTCGCGTCCAAGGCAGAGTGCGCCACGCCCACGCGCGAACCGAATTGATCACGCGCATAACGAAGCCACGGAAGCCGTCGCTCATTTGGTCCGGATCGGCGTAGGTCAAGGCATACGCCACCGCCTCGCTCCACACTTGGCTTTCCGGAGTGCCGCGCTTCACTGCGATATTGTAGCCCGACACAATGTCCGCGTCGCCGGCTTCGTAAAGTTTACGCGCGTCCATCAAGAAGCGATCATAGCCTTCGGGGCCAAGCATCTCCGGCATACCAACGTGCTCGCCCACCTCGTGAAGCGTAATGCCGCGCACCAATTCAGGGGGGAGATTGTCGGCGACAAGCCACGATTGCCCGCCTTCGGAGTAACCAACCGTCCCGTTCGCTCGCGCGAATGCACCACGACGCGGCGGCGATTGCAGTTTGCTTTCGACGTTCTCGATTAGATCGAAGCGCGCATCATTCAGCGCGCGTTGCTTATCCGCGAGCGCCGCCGTGCGTGGCGTGCGTGTCTGCGGAGCCAACGCGTTAAGCTGTTGCTGATTGTAGCCGCCGCCGCTCTCGAAGCCGTTCTTCTCGGCAATGTCGCTACGGATAACGGCGATGCCGTCGCTCATACCTTTCTTGCTGACGACGCGAACTTTCACGTAGCCGGCTGGCGGATCGATTGCATCGAACATGCGTGAATACAGGGAGCGATGCTTCTCCGTCAGCCCAACGAAGCGATAGACCGGGCGCGAGAATTGCGCGGCGTCGCGGTCTATCGCGGCGGTTGCCATCGAGAGAGTTTCGATCGCACTTGACAGACCTTCGCCGACCTTCGCGTCGATGACTTGAACGCCGCCCGGTTTAAGGATGCCGAAGTTCACGACGGCCGACGCGCGCGGATCGATTGCCACGATCTCCGCTGCCATTGCGCGACCGGTGGACGAACGCCACGCATAGATATCAGTGAACCCGAGCCCTTCGCCTTCTGAAATGCGAATGCTTTCGAGCGCATCGGCCAAGGGCCTACGCTCTGCCGGCCCCTTCACCGCATCGAACAAGCGAGCATAGAAACCGCGACCGCTGTCCGGCAATTCGCTGACGGACTGCACAACGGTAAGACGCCCGCGCTCCAATAACTTCTTGCCGTAGCGCGGGAAGTCGCGCTGCAATTGGCGCATGACGTTTGCGACGCTGTTCTTCGGCGCGCGTGGCGCTGCATCGGCCGACGCAAAGCGCACGTTGCGCGGGCGTGAGTAGGCGCGAAGTCCCTCTTCGCCTTCGCCACCGTCGAACGCCGCCATAAGATCGGCAAGTGCGGCGTCAGCCGTCTTCAACGCTTCCTGATTAGACGCATCGACGTCAGCGCCTAGCTCGCTTTGCCACTCATCCCAAAGCTCATCCATGTTGCGGCGAAGCTTGGCGATAAGGGGAACGACCTCATCGACGACGCTGTAAGGGTCGCGGTATTTCGACCCCTCATCCGGAAGGTCACTCCAAAGCGCGCCGGCGCGGTCGCGTATTTCCTCCGAGACTTCGGGCCACTCTAGGCTTTCGTTGGGCGTGTCGCGTTCGCTGTCGATGTGGTTAAGAAGATCGTGAAAATCTTCGTACCACATCGACGCGTTTTCGCCGAGTTCATTGAGCGCTAGTGAGACGTCTTCTCCGACGAACATATCATCGAAGTTTGAGAGAATGGCGTCTAAGTCTTCATCCCAATTGTCTTTGAACCAATCGGGGTCAGAATTAATGATCTCTTCGAGTAGCGCGCGCCATTCGCCTTTCTTTGCAACAACGACGTCTGATAGTGTGGAGATGTTTTCAAGTTCTTCGCTGCGAATTTTGCGGATCGCTTCGATTGGTTCGGTAACACCAACCGGGAGGCTATTCGTCTCGCGCTGCAATTTTTCAATTGCCTCTTGGAACACACCCCAAGGCGCATCAAAGCTATCGAATGCATATCCAACACTTGACGGGTCGGCATCGGATATGCGCTTCGACGCACCGTCACCGATAGCAAACTGCCCGGAGCGCGCACGCTCAACCTCTCGAAGCACCTTCTTGCGCGAGCCGAACGGCGCGTCTTCAATCGCGCGCTCCAACCACTTCTTACCCTTGTCGCCCATGCGATCGATTGCATCGATCAGATCGGCGCGCGCGTCGGCGTAGCGCTGCACTGCATCTTCGCGATCAACGAAGCGAGCCGCGCGCTTGATGAACTCATTCACCTCTGACGTTGACGGAGCGGGGCGCTTCACCGGAACGACGGGCGGCGGCGGTTGAACGCCGTTCGTGTCGCGCCACTCTTGCGTGAACTGCGAAAGGAATTCGGCGCGCGTGCGGGCATTGCCGTCGCCCACCGGAAACATGCGCTGGATTTTATCAAGCTGCGGGATCGTCGCGCTTTCGATTGCGGCGATCAGCTTGGCTTCATCCTCGAAGTCGAGCGGGTTCCAAATCTCAATCTTGGCGTTCTGTTCAACCGCTTCGGCGTGCGTGGCCGGAGCGTCGCCCGTCGTGTCGCCGCGCAAACGTGCGCGCGCTTCCGTCTCCATATCCGGAGTAGGGCGCGCGTAAATTGCAAGTGCGACGTCCGGAACCGTAGGATCATCAATGCCAAGCGCGTCGAGCGCCGCTTCGATGCGGATCATGTCGGCTTCCGGAACGTGGCCGATCGCATCCGGCTCCGGCATGTCGGCCATATCGCCACGCATGGCGCGCTCAATGGCGATCTCTGCGAGCGCTTGGCGGAACGCTTCGCCGTCCGCGTCGTGCGCGTTAGCCAAGTCTGCGGCGCGCTCGTGCTCTTGCATACGCTGTTGCGGCGGATCATTGATCGGTCGCGGCGGGTTTACCTCTGGCGGGCGCTCTTGCATGAGACCGATCAAACCGCGCTCATTCAGCAAATCGACAAGCCCAGCGACAAAGCGATCGGACGCAATCTCCGGCTTAATCTTCTCGCGTGCCGCTGTGTCGGCGATCTCTCGAAGCAAGCGCGACACCGCACTAGGCCGCGTTGCGAGCATATCGAGATTGCGAAGCAGGGCTTCGGCTAGGTCGGCGCGGCGCGCACTCTCTTCCTTGCGAATGATATTGCCGGCGCTTTCGAGCACGTCAGCGTTGCGAGCCGCGACGTCAAACAAGCGCTTGTCGTTTCGCAGCGTGTTTCCGGCAATGCGCAGAATTTCGGCGCGCTCGCGCATTCCGGAAAGTTCCGGAGCGTCGCCGAACATGGACAATTGCGCCGCTTCCGAACGGAACACTTCGGCTTGCATCGCCTCATGCACGATAAACGAAGCCTCGCGCACAGAGCGCGGCGGCTGTTGCTGGAACATCGTGATCAGCGGTTCATGGATTTCAGGGCGTGATCCGGCGATCTCGCCAATTGCGGCCGCAAAGTTCGGATCAACAACGCCGGCGCGCACCGCTGCGAAGGCTGCATCGCTAAGCTTCGAGATGCCGGCGGCGACGCGGAAACCGCGACTGCGCTGCGGAACCGAACTATCGATTAGCTCCGGCGCTTCGCGGAGCAATTGCGCCGTGTCGATTGGATCGCCGGGCGTCTCGCGCAAGTTCTTCTGCGCTGCGAGATTGCGAACCTCGCGCGTCGTCCATCCGTCCGCTTCTCGATAAAGGTAGCCGTCGAGCCAAACGTTCGCTTGCCCGGCTTGCGCGGCCGATCGTGCGAGTGCGCGGCGCTGGTGTCCGTCCGCAATGACGCGGCGACCATCGGCGTACTCAAACACCTTGACCTTGCCGGCGCTTGCGGGATCGAACGTCTCAACGCCTTCAAGCACGCCGGTCAATCCGTCCGCGCCTTGTGATCGCTTGTATTGGAACGTTTCAGCGTCGGCTTCGATCTCACGCGGATCGAAGCGCATAAACGTTCGCTGGCGCTCTTGACCGTTGAAGCGGATTGTTTCGACCGTACCGGGATCGGGGGCGGGAGTGTCGTCCGCTGCGGCTCGCGCGGCCGAGACCTCACCCTCTTCGGCAACGCGAACCGGCCGCGCCTCAACCGGGAACTGATCGCTTTCGCCGTTGATGAAACGATCGGCCGCGTTGATGTAGTCGGCCAATGCGATCGGATCGGCGACGTCCGGATCGGGGAACGTGCGCGCCGTCGCCGCGTCTCGGCTATATGCAGAGACAACAAGGCTTTCCGCTTGGCCGGTAAGCGCGCGCTGAATGTCGCCGCCCGGCACATCATCAAGAGCTTTTGGAGTGAGAGGAAACACTTCTCTGGGGCGAAAGATAATAACATCCTCGCCCACGGAAAACCCATCGAAACCAGCGGCTCGCATCGCCTCTTGATTGTATCTGCCGTTTTTAAAGAATGGCCGCGCGTCCTCTCTATTAGCAATCCGCAAGTTAGCTGTTACTTCGCGAACGTAGTCGCTCCCGCCAGCCTCGGCGTACCTCTGAGACCTTTCACGATCGCGTGCAAAGAATGTCGGCACATTGTTGAATTCCCCAAACGGCCCACTACTTGACCCATGATAAAGCGTCATCGGCCGCGACGGCGGCAATTGCACGCCACCAGTATTGTCGGCATCGCGCGCTGAATTTCGCCCCTCTGTCACATCATTGGGGGTAACGTCAGGCAACGTCTCGCCTTGGCGAAGGCGAAAGATTTGGTCGGCTAGTCGGTCGATTTCCGCCTGATCAACAACCGTGAGCGTTTGGCCTTCGACCGTCACCGGGGCGCTGTCGCCTCCATCGTTAAGCCTGCGGATATTTTCTTGAAGCGACGCCACCCGCGCGCGGAGCGGCGGGGTATCCATTTCAATCGGCGGGGCATCGCCCGGCGCGTCGAGAACACCGCCAGCAACGTCGATCGCTGCGCCAAAGCCGGCGGCGATGATGAAGTCCAGCGCGATTTGTTCGCCAGAATATTCCTCGCCCATGCGTCGAGCGTCTTCGATCAAAACAGGTTCGATCACCGCTTGACCAACAATGTTCGACAAAGCGCCGGAGATAGCTCGCTCCGCCAGCGTCATGCCGCGCGCTGCGCCACCGGACGCAAGCTGTGCAATTTGCTCCGGCGATCCAGAAGACAAGCCGCCAACGATCATACCCGGAGCGCCGAGCACGCCGCGCACTAGCTGATTAACCGAGTTGTCGTCGCCAAGGTATCGGTGATAGTCGTCGGTGACGTCCCGGCGCAATTGAGCGGCTAACGCATCGACGCGCGCGCGGTCTCCGTAGCGCTCCTGAATTGCAGCAAGGCGCGGGTCGGATGCGGCGAGACGCGCAAGCTCCGCGTGCCACTGCATACGCGGATCGTTGACGGCCGACGCATATCGATCCGTTCCGGTGCCGCTCGTGTTGAGAATTTCTCGATTGAAGTAATCGCCGATGCCGTCAGCGACTAGCGGATTGCCGAGACGTTGCCCCGTAATCCGGAACACTTCGTCGTCAGCATCATCGTAAACGTCGCCAAGCGCAGTGATATTGCTGCGCGTGTTGTCGCGATATCGACCATAGCGAAAGTTCGTGACTTGATCGTAGGCAAGCTGCGGATTGCCCGCCACCATGAGCGCCGGGTTGCCGCTCGATCGAAGCAACGCGTCTGTGACGATTTGCCGGGGATTGACGGAAAGCGCCGCCTCTGGCGGGCTCCCTTGCTCTACGTCTTCGTCCTCGGTGCGGTCGGTGAATTGTAGCCCATTCATGGAACTACTGCATCACGTCTCCTCTCTGCTAGCGACGCACGCAAACGGTTGATGTTGAAAGCGTAGGGCTGACGATCAGCGCCGGTTCCAACCATATAGCGCGCGCCGTTCTCATCGATCAGGAAGTATTCGCCAAGCTCGCGCCCGGTCGGGACAAGACGCGCCTCGCGCCAATCGCTTACCGCGCCGCCCATTGGAATGCGGCCGTTTCCCGCCTCGCTGAAATCGCCAAGCGAAAGGCTGCGGTACACTTGGGAGAATTGATCGCGCCTGATCCAATTCGGGATCACGACCTCATTGTTCACCGTGACACCGCCGTAGCGCGTCCCTGCGTTCAAGCGGCGTCCGGTGTCCGCTACGCCGCCGAATGCGAATTCGCGGCCACCGATATTGCGGGAGACGCCACCAAGTACGGATTGAACCGCGCTGCGATATGCGTTCTCGTATCGCGACGAACTCTCGTAAATGGCGGGGTCTCCGATCGCGCGACCCTCATAATACAAATCCGCCGCGACCTGAATTTCATTCAATTCCTCGGGCGACATGCCGCGCATGTTTTGTTCGCCGAGAACTTCGGCGATTATCGTGTTCTCAACGCCGGCCGGTCGATTAGTGGGGAGGTAGGTCGATCGGTTGTAACCCTCTTGCTGCCGCGCCTGAATTGCGTTCGTCATTACGCGAGCCGTGCCGGACGATGCTTCGCCGCCGCGAAGGTAAACGTTCCCGATCGCCGCGTATTCAGGGCCGGCCGCGCCGGCGATCTCCGATAGAATGCGCTGCGCACGCAAGCGACCACCGCCCGGCTCTGACGCCGCTTCACTGACAATGCCGCGAATGATCGAAAGCGCGCCTTCACCGCCACGACTGACTTCGGCCGCAAGGGCTTCGCGTTCGCCGGGCGATAGGTACGTCAGATCATTGCGCCCAACGTCGCGCCCGAAGCTTTCGACTTGGCGAATGCGCGGACCAAGCCCCTCATAGAGCGGGGCCGGCGCTTGCCCTTGGTGCAATTGCATGCCCGTCACGGTGTCGGCGCGAAGGAGATTGTCGCGATAGCGTTGCGCCTCCAACAAGGCGACCGCCGCGTCGCCATCGCCTTGCTGCGCAAGCTCGCGGAATTGGCCGATGACGCCATCGATTTGCGGAAGCGTAGCGCCTTGGAGCCGGCCGCGAACGTTGTTCTCGATAACAAGCTCGTTGAATTCTCGCGCGCGCGCTGCACTGCCGCTCGCTTGCACAGCTTGGCTTAGTTCTGCGATCTCGTCGTCGGGGATGACGACGAATGATTGCGCCATCGCATTCGCGCCGGAGAGAAGGTCGCGCGCTTCGTTGTTCGCTTCGGAGCGCGCAAGGCGGATTTGCGTCGCAAGCTCACGCTCGGAGCGGCGACGTTCGACCTCCATTGCATTGATGCGCCGGCGCGCTTCATTGAACGACGCGTCGCGCTGCGCTTCCGTCAATACAAGCTCTGGATTGCGCATCTGTTCTTCGACAAAGGCAATCGCTCGCGCTGCGCTTTCAGCGTTGCCGCCTTCGTCCTGATACATCGTGATCGCTTGGTTCGCGACCTGATTGGCAGTCAGTCGAGAGAAGAAGTTTCCGCGCCGGAATTCCCATTCATCGCCCGTCACGCCGGACAATGGATTTTTCATAATCGCAAGGCCGGTTTGCTCGTATTCGGAAAACGCGGTTTGGAATTCCTCTGAATTGATATCCTCGTAGCCCGTCAGTCGCGCTTCCATTTGCGCGAGGCGCGCGGCTGCGTTCGACGCGTAAGCTTCGATTGCGCGATTGCGAAGCCGCTCCCCGATGCGGCGCGTCGCTTCCGTCTCGCGCTGTGTGAGAAGGGCGTCAAGGTGTGGTGCGAGATCGTCGGGCGCGTTCTCCATGAACCCGGCGCGAACGCCATCGAATGCAGAAGTGAACGCTTCCGGACTGTCTGCGTGCTCGCTTTCAATCTCGATCAGCCGTTGATCAATGTCGCGCTCCGTCGCGAGCAAATAGCTCTGCGTCATTGCGTTGTTGTAGATTTCCGCCTCATCGGATAGCGGCGCGCGCAAGCCATAGCGACCCTCGCTCGCGTCTTGTAGTGCCGCGTTTTGCGCCGCTTGATTTCGAAGCGGCTGCAATTTGTCCATGATGACGCCGGCGGTTTGGCTCAACGCTTGCCAAACGCCAGCCGTGTCGCCAACGGGGGAGTTAATCGTTTGAACCGACACGACGCTTGACGGCGCATCGAACATACCTGTGCGACGAACTGCCATGTTAACCGCCTGTTACTTTGGTTCCGGAACGTGTGGTCGGCTGGCGCTTCTTTAGAACGCCAGTGCGCGCCGTTGTTGGGCTCGTGCGCGTCGGCATTTGCCCGATAACGCCGCCGATGCCTTCGGCGAGCGCGCCGATTGCATTGATCGTGCCTTCGGTTTTTGCTGCCTTCGAACTCTGTTGCGCCGCCCACATCGCATTCTTTGCGCTAAGGCTTCGCAAGCGCGCGTCGAGAACTTCGTTCGCACGCGAGCCAAGACTTTCGCGCGTGAAGCTGCGAATAATCGCGTTTCCGGTCGGGCTATCGCCAAGCAAATTCTTGCCGGCGCGCATAGCCATGATTGCACCGAGGTTCGCGTTCAATTCGGACATGCGCTGCGCCGAGATTTGCTTCGCCTGCAAATCCGCTTGCTTGCTTTCAAGCTCGCGCATCCGGGCTTCGGCATTGAACTGCCCTTGCGCGGCGGCGCTCTGCGCCATTGCGCCATAGACTTGCGTACCGGTGCCGACGGCCGTCGCGGCTAGCATAGCCCAAGTAAGCGGTTCGGCCATTATCGCACCTCTAACGTCAGCACGCGCACGGTAAATGGCGCGGCTTCTACTTGTGTCAGCGCAAAATCCCAATCGCGCTTTCGGCCCATGTATTTCTTCTTGCGCCACCCGGTGCGCAATGGGGGCGGTTCGGAGATATCATCGGCGGCGCGGTACGGCGAAAGAACTTGCCCCATCGCGTAGAAGATGCCGCTATCTAGGATATCAATCGACGCACCGGCGACGCGTTGATATTCGCTAGGACCGAATTCCGGATCGATTGGGGGCCACGGCTGCACCGTGACGGGGAAGCGATCGCCAGCCTCATAATCACGCGGGCCGGTTGTCGGCGATCCAGTGATCACGCCGCCGGCAGTGCAGTCGTAAAGTGAGCCGAGATCGGCGCGGCGCGCTTCACCGTCAACCGTCTTGCGCCAAACGAGCGCAATATCTTGGCGGCTCGCGAGCGTGGCGCTTGTTGGCGTCGTCCCGCCCGCGTGCGAGATCAGGATCGAATTATCAAGCAGTCGATCGTTATCGAACCGTTCCAGCGTGTATGAGCCGGAGCGGTTGACGACGGCGTGAACGCTCCCTTGCCAATAGCATAGGTCAACAAACGAACCGTTGACCGTGCTCCAAAGCGACGCGCCGGCTAGCTCACTGTCTCGGCGATAGTGGACGACGCAAAGCGCGCCGTCGTTATTGACCGCAAAGATATAGCGCTCCGGCCCAAGGTCGGAGCCATCGACAAGCAACATACGCGAGGGTGAATTGAAGAGGGTACTCGATGCGCCAAGCAATTCAGTGCCGGACCACGCGCGGCGCAATTGCCCCGTCGCCGTCAAGAGCATAAGGCGATCGGCTTCGGCTTCGGCAAACACAACGCCTTCGGCCGTCTTGACGGTGTTGCAAGCCGTCGCCTTCTCGGGGCCGATTGGAAGGAATTCGACGTTGGCCGGCGTCAACGGAGAGCCGGGGCCTTCGCCGACGTAATAACACCCGTTGTCGGTCAGCGTGATTAGCTGTTCCATCGACACAAGTTGAATGACGCGCTTGCCCTTAGCATCGCCGGGGCCGTCGATGATCGCCTCATCATCTAGGCCGGAGCCAGTGTCAAAGTCTTCCGGTATGCCGATCAGCGACATTGCGTGAAGCTCTGGCGCTCCGGCGAAGTCGGCGAAAATCAAGCGATCCTTGTGCGACAACACCGCTGACGGATAGCCTCGATAGGCGGAAAGCAATTGCTCTTTCCATTGCACGGTGCCGCCGTTTGAACCCGCCGCGCCAACGGCCGTCAGCGGCGTTGCTCCGGCGGGGCCGAGTAGATTGTTCGAAGACGTGCTGGGGTCGGTGAACGTGTCCATAAGGATCACGTTCAGTTGCGTCGCAGAGACAATGCTTGCGACTTCCATTTCGATATCGCCAACACTGTCTTGCACGACTTGCCCGGCCGCGAACCCCTTCGTGCTCCCAACGGTCAAGAGCCGCGTCGGGTATAGCTCTTGAATGACCGTCGCCGTTACTGTGTCAGCGTCAGTGAACGCCGTTACCTCAACCTCCCGGTCAAGCAGGGTGAAGCGAACGCCAACGTGCGACGCGTTGAAAACCGCGCCACTCGCTTGCAGCGTAATGCTACCCGTCACGCCGCTTGGTGTGATCGTCTCGCCGCGCGTTTCGCGGAAGCGATAATAAGGCCAGCCGCGCGAGCTATCCGTTCGCGTCTCGAATGCGAACGCGGCGATTGAGAACGAAGAGCCGGCTTCGCTCCAAGTCAATTCGCGCGGGGCAAAACCACGGCTCGCGATGATTAGTCGATCGTCGTATTGCGTAATCTGCATTGTGTGCAGATACGCCGCCGCGATGCCGGAAGGGTTGATCGTTGAAAGGATCGTGCCGGCCGCGTTGATGACGTCGATTTGCCCGTCGCGGAACGCAAGTAATCGCTCCGTTCCAGCGCGCGAGAGAAACGGCACTACGCGGGAATTACCCGAAAGCGCCAGCACGCGCGCCAAGCCCGGCCGGCGCGCAAAGCCGCCGCCGTAGGTCAGGCGCACGTTGCGCATGCGCTTTGCGGTCAAGCCCCATAGGTCGGCGTCCGCGCGCCGCTCGAATTGCGGATCGGCTTCGCCGCCCTCGAAGCTATATTGGACAACGTTGCGAGGACGCCTCATGTGCGATCAACCGCTCGATTGCGCCACGCGCGAAGCATCGGGCTCCGGTTGTTCTTCTTCGGCGGCGACTGACGCTTGTCCCGGTTCATCGCTCGCGTCATCTTGCGCATAGCGATATCTTCGCGCTCCAAGGCGCGAATGCGTTCCTCGAATGCTTCGAGCACGCGAGCGACCATAAACTCTTGGACCGCGCCGGCGAAGTCAGGGGGCCAACGGGTCTCGCTCGGCCACCAATTGTAGATAAGCGTCAAGTCTTCGTCGGCCGCGTCTTCGCGGTACGTGTAGATTTTGTTCTCAACAATTTCGTAGGCGACCGCCTTGCCGTAGGTGTCGATCAAATCGCGGACATTGATGCACTCGGCCGGGATTGCGTACTGCGTTTTGTACGGGGCCGGTGGCGTATCGACCTCGCGCGTCACCGTCTCCCAACGCGTCGCGAAGCTCCAAGCGTGCGCGCATAGCGCTTCCGTCACGAGACTATCGTAGAGCGCGACCGCCGCGATCACGTCGTCGCTATCGTCGGTCAGGGATTGAGGAGGCTCCCCGCCCGCTCGAATAACTGCCGCTTTGATGATGCCAAGTTTGTCAGCCATGACGCATATAAAAAGAGCCGGTGCGCTGATTTCTCAACGCACCGGCCAAGTTGGTCCCAGGGAGGGTAGGGACTATTATTCCGCCGGCGGGGCCGGCTGTTCAGGGGCCGGAGCGGGAGCCGGGGCCGGAGCCGGTTGCGCAGCGAGCGAACCGAGAACGCCTTCGACTTCCGACACGCGCGAGGAGACAAGGGTCAAGCCCTGATCAAGCTCTGCCGCGTCAGCCTTAACCGCGTCAACGTCGGCCTTAGTCGCATACGCGCTAAGGTCGGGAGCCGACTTAGCTTCAACCGTCGCCACGCGAGCTTCAGCCGCCGCCAAGCGAACTGCGAAGTCGCGAACTTGGTCGATCAGCGCCGCAACGCTATCGGCCGTGGCGGGGTCGATCGTGCCGGCGATCGCCGACTTGATAGCTTGCGCCTTCTCCGCGCGCCGCGCCGCCGCCGTGGCGAAGGCCGCGTGCGCTTCATCGTTGAGCGGTTCCAGATTGTCGCCCGGCTCGCCCTCGAAGTTGATCGTAGTGCCGGCTGGAACCATCGTGTCGTTGATGAATGCCGGGCTTTTCGTTTTGTACTCAGCGGCCATTTTGCACCTGCCTGCTAGAAGAAAATCCAGATCGAAGGGCGGCGAGCCGAAGCCCGCCGCCGCCCGATTAGTAGTTCACATACCCACGCGGGAAGGCGAACTGACGGTCAATGTTCGGCGTCAGGAACGCGCGAACCTTACCGGCCGTCATCGGGCCGGTCGCAACCGTGAAGTTGAGACCCAAGTAGCGTTGCGTGATCTTTTCGATCGGCAAGCGCCCCTTGAAGATCGTGTAGCCGGCAACAAGCGTCGCCTTGCCAACCACGCTCGCCAACGTTTGCAGCGTGGCCGGAGACGAAAGCGACGCGTTGTCGTCGTCAACCAGATCGACCGTCAACGTTGCCGCGCCCGCCGCCGTGAACGCTTCGGTTGCCATGACGATCAGATAGAGATCGTCCAGCAAACCGAGATCGCGGTTGTTGGCTCCCAAATCAATCTTGTCCGTTGAGACGCGCGTCGCAGTGATTGCGTCATCCCAATCGAACCGGGCTTGTTTATCGATAATCATTCTCGCTGTCCTTCCTGTTTCAGCGTTGTCTAATCCCGGTTCAGGATTAGGAGATCGTGGCTTCCGAGTTCAGAATTGCATCGCAACGCTTCACTTGAATGCCGTCGAACATCATCACGCGCTTTCCGGCGACCGTCTCGAAGGTCAGATTGGTGCTGACGCGTTCAAGAATGCCAAGACGCAAGGCCGTGAAAATCGTCTTGTTGCAATAAAGCACTTGACGACCGCCGGCCGGAGTTTCGACGCGCTCGATCAATTGGATCAAGTACGTGATCAGCGCCTTTTGGTTGTTCACCGTACCGCGAACATCGCTCACGTCGATGTTGCAGATACGGCCGCACGAACGCCAATCGCGAAGCGTCAAGCCCAGCTTCCAAGAATACTTGGACATGAGCACGGTGAAGCGCGAGCCGTCGCTTTCTTGGCGAACTTGACGGCCCAGGTTTTCCGCCGAGAGGCCAGCCATCGTACCCTTCGGGTAGATGCCGTGCATCGTGGTCGGACCCCAGCCGCAAAGCCAGATCGACGTGTTATCCGAAGACGCACCGCCGGCGCTCACGACGTTCTCAGACGTGTTCACACCCGAAAGGGCGTTGAAGCGCGGCGCGAGACCGTGGAACTTTTCCGGCGCAGTGGTGACGTTGCCGTAAAAGAGCGTGGAAGCGGCTGCTTGCGACATGCCTTCGATGTGCGCGGCGTCTTCTTGCATACGCCACGTATCTTTGTCGTCGCCGGCGAGGTTGTATTCTTCCTCGTCCACTTCGCCGAAGTCTTCCAACAGGCCGACGCTATCGCGCACCGAAGCAACGGTGCCTTTGGTCGGTTGCACGCCTTGGTAAAGCGCGCGCCACGTCGGCGTCGGAAGGCCGGTGCGAATTTTCGACTTGTGGCCGGTGCCGTCGTTGCACGCGACCCACGGCATATCATCCAGAATTTCATTCTTCTGGTTGAGAATTTCGACAAGCATCTTGTCGGTGGCCGAAGAAGCCATATCGACAAGCGTCGCGTAAGAAGAACCCACTGTTGCCATTGTTAACTAGCTCCACCGCCCATGCCGCTGTAAAACACGCGGCCTTTGTTTGAACCCTCTTCGCCGCCACCGTTGAGGGGTGCGGGACGCGGGCCGCTCGCGTGTTTCGCGAGAGCTTCGATGATCTCCACCTGTTCGGCAGTGACCCATGTATTGCGGAAGCGTTCGGCTTTTTCCTTGCCGACGACGCTTTCGATGTAGGATTGAGCGCCAGCGATGCGCTCCATGTGCTTTTCGCCGAGCTTCTTTTCTTCGCCGACAATCGCCTCTTTGATCGCTTTCGCTTCGGTCAATTGGAAGCGCGCCATCGCCGTAATCAGCTTGGACGCTTGCGCTTTCGGAATGCCGACAAGTTCGGGCGCGAACGCTTGAACCATCGGGTCTTCTTGGTTGATCTCGAAAACGACGTCCTTCGCATCCGGATCAAGGTCGGCCGGAAGCGTCCAATCGATATCCTCGGGCTTGCCGATCAGAGACGTTTGGAATTCGGTTTGCTCTTTGATGCGCGGGATCAGCGCATCCATTTTGACGGAGCCGGCTTCGGTGTCCCAAAGGTCTTCCGGCAATTCATCAGGACGCGTCGCCTTTACGGGCGCGTTCTGATCGACAACCGGCGGGGTGTTGCCACCACCGCCGCCGTTGTCGTCACCGCCCGCGTTTTCGTCGCGGCGGATCAGTTGGTGTAGGCGATTGAACTTTCGCACTTGGTTCCTCGATCAGACTTGAAATCTGGTCAAGGAACCTCTTTCGAACCTCGTTTGCCCTCAACGCACTATCGCTAGCGTCTTCTGCTAGCGTCTTGCCGTAGCTCTGCGCGATCATCCAATCGAAGAAAATCGCCCAATCGCCGACGTCGGGGCGATCCTTTGAGAGCCGCGTAATAGCCGAACGAACGGAGCTAATGTCCGGTTCGACGTCGCCGCGAAGGCGGCGAAGGCGAGAGATCGGATCGCCGGCGATGCGCTTTAGTCTCTCGTGTCTCATTGTTGCGGGGCTTCCTGTTGCTGCATTTCTTGCGCTTGCTGCAACACCTGTTGAACTTGTTCCTCGGTGCGGACCACAACCAAATCGTCGCCGATCTCAGCCTTGATGTTTTCAATCGTGGCGCGGCCGTCGATCGCGATAACCGAAGTCTGTTGCAGCGCCGGGCTATTGGTTGACGCAAGCACGCGCTCTGCCTTCGCGACCTTCTCGAAGCTGCGAGCTTTCGCTTGCGGCGATTGCGGCCGCAATGTGATCGCCGTTGATCCGAGGGTAATCTTCGGAAAGATGCCGTGCTTGGTGCGCTGCCATTGGTGGCCGGCGACGATCGGGACGACCCATTCGCGCGTAATCTTGCCGCGCGGAATTTCCCAGCGCTGTGCGGCGCGGGCGCTTTCGTCGGCCCATTGCGTCGCTGACGGCGGGGTGTCGCCGCGTTGCTCCGGCTTATCCTGATAGAGCGCGTGCTTGATCATCATGCGCAAATCTTCGCGCGTGTAGAACGGCGCATTGAATTCGCCGTCGCCGCTAATCTTCTGCACCTCGAAGCCTTCGCCGAGTTGAAGCCAATCGCCGGCGCTAATTCCTTGTTCCAAGTTCGCGCCGCCGTCTGGATCGGAGTAGGCGTGCGCCGGATCAGCAACGTTGTGCATTTGCGCCAGCACGAGCGCGTTCAATTCGTTTAGGACGCGAGCCGGCGCGCACGGCCACCATCCGGGGCCGATGCCGTAAGCGGAATTTGTTTCAGTGCGCCAACGCGCGATGTAGATCGTTTCCGCGCCGTTTTCGTTGAAAAGCTTTTCATAGATAAGCTCGCCTTCGAGCATGACGACGCGTCGCCATTGCGTCATGCCCGGCTTATCCCAAACACGATGCACGCCATCGACAAGCGTAAACATCGCATCCGGCTTGGCGTCTTTCCAGCGCATGCGAAGATTGAGCGAGAGCGCATCTTCTTTGATGTACGGGCCGTAGTTGGCTTTGATTATACGCTTCTCAACCTTGCCCTCGGTGAAGCGACCATCCGGCGCGCGGTCGGGACCGATATCCAAAAGCAATTGCGCAGTCGGAAGTGGTTCGTAGCAGATCGGTTGCGCCGCGCCGTATTCAAGGCGGCGAATTCCCATCGTGCCGGCGACTAGATCGTGAAAGCATTCGTCGGCCGCGTCGTAATAATTCGACGCTTCGACGTCCTCCCAAAACCAATCAACGGCGCTTTTGATTTGAACCGCAATCTTCTTGCGCTCCGGCTCCGATATCGCCTTGCTTGGCGTGTGCTTCACCCAAGGCTCATGCGGGGGTGTGAACGTCGCGATCATATCGGATGCGAAGTCGTCGGCCGTTTCGGCAAACGTCAAATCGAGAATGTCTTGAATTTGGTCCTCGGTCAGCGGCGTTGTCTTGGTCTCGCCGACGCGATCGCGATGCGGCATCGCGAGCCTGTAAACTTCGTTGATGAACGGGGCTCGCATGTCCCGATCGCGCCGAGCTTTTGCTAGGCGACGCTTCAATTCGGTCTCTTTTTCGTCGGCCATCGTTTACACCTGCCGAACCATGTTGCGCCCGCCGTAGCCACCGCCACCGCCGCCGCCACCGCCGCTATAACCGCCGCCGATGTAAACGCCGCCGCCGCCTGATACCGGAGCGGATAACGTGGCCCCGCCAAGCGCCGGAGCTCCCATGCCCGCGCCTGAAACGCCAGCCATTGCCCGGCGCGCACCAAAGAGGCGCATGACGGCGCGTGTGCGGCGGGTCAGGAATGAGCGGCCGGCTGCGGCTTCTTCCGCGTCGGCGCGGGCTTGAGCGATGCGAATACGCTCCTCTTCCGCCTTTCGCGCGTCAGCTTGAGACTTACTCTCTTTTGGTGCCTTGGGCTTACTCACGTGAGAAAATTCCCTACATACGCCTAAATCGTCCCGGTAAGGTCTGACGACGGCTAGGGAGGCTCAACGCACCATGTGGACCCTGATTATTCCTCTGATCCTTGGCGATGCTAGCGCGCCGCCCGATCGTATCGAGCATCGGATCGAATTCGCCACGCAAGCGGGATGCGCTGCACACCGCGCGTACCTTCGTGCGCGAGAGGAAAACAATGCGCCGGCAACGTACAGTCGCGACATGGTTGACACTGACGCGACCGATCAACCGCTTGGCGTCGATGCGCGTTGGACATACGAGCGCGCCGAGATTGGCTATTGCGCGAGAGGGTCTTCGGTTCCGTTGGAGCGCTGACCAAACGTGACCGGAGTATCAGGGAAGCGGTCGGTTAGTCGCTCCCAAACCTGTTGCGAGCTTCGCGGTCGAGAGTAGTTCGGGATTTCGATCCGAACCGTTTGGCCGTTCCGTTGGACCGTTCGATACATCACGGCGTTGTTTGCGTCGCGCCGGGGCTCCCAAAAAATCGGAGAGTTCGCATTGCGCTCAGCTTCGTTGAAGTACTCGAAGCCGTTTTGACGCTTGAACCCGCCTTGCGCATGATCTCGCGCCATGTTGAGACCGTTCGGCCCGCCAAAGTGACCCATGTAAAGATTGCGTTCGGTCGGTTGGATATTGTTGCGACGCAACCATTCGGCGTTTGTGCGCGCGATCTCAACCGCCATCGCGCCGTCAATGCGCGCGTCGCCGCGATACTCGTTAAGTTCATCCTGATCCATCGACGCAATGCCGTAGGTCTCACGAAAGCGCGGATTTTCCGCCCATGAAGCCCAAGTGTCGTCGATGACTTGAAAGAAGCCGGTCGCAGAGGACGTGCCGGGTGTGGCGTTCACGTTGCCACGGCTTTCTTTGTTCGCCAGCCGCGCGAGAAAGCCGGCCGGAGCGCCACTGACGCGTTCAACGTCACCGAAGATATCCTGAATGCTTCGGCGCATGTCGGTGTTCCAGCGGACCAAACCGATGCTATCGTTCGCCAGTGTGTAGCCGACTGCCGGCTCTTGGCCGGGGTCAAGCTGCACGCCATTCTTTCGGATCAAGTGCTGGCCCATCGGGATATCGAGCAAGCGCGCTGACGGACGATTGTTCTCTGCAAGCACGGCGCGGCCGAATTCGTGACGCAATCCAAAGCGAACCACGTCGCGGCGCGCTTCGCCGATGCGGCCGACGCGGTTCGTGCTGGCGTTCTCAACCGCGCGCGCACCGCGCCCAGCGTCCGCGACCGGGGCCATGTTTGGCGAGCGTCGATAGTAATCGGCGAAGCTTTCCCCGGCCTGCGGTTGCGCGGGGTCGGGACGGCGACGCGCTGGTGTTGCGCGCTGCGGCCCCGATCGATTGCTTCGCGTGCTGTCCAAAAACGTCATACGAAAACTTCCTTCGCGCCGGCTTTAAGCAGATCGCGCCACAAACCTACTGGCCTAAGTGCTAGCGACTTTGAGCCAATTGCGTAACGCACCGCCGAGACGCACCACATTCCGATTTGGATAGGGGAGCGGCGCGTCGGTTTCCAATCGACGGAAAGAACGCGCGCGCCGGTGCTGCGCATGTACGTCAGCCATTGATCGAATTCGGCCGAGCGAAGCGCGACGATCGCCACACCGCCACGATTTACGTCATAGACGAGCCAACGTTCGCCGCTCGCATCGTAGAAGAATGCCGAACAGTGCAAAAAAGCCTTCGGCGAAAAGAAGTCGATCAGGTGTTTGCGCTTCTCTTCGCCGTTGAACATCACATACCAATGCGATGCCGGCATGATTGGTCCGCTTCCGTCGAGCGCGTCCCTCATGGCTCGCTCAAAAGCATGGATTTCGCCTCTTCGATTTGGCCGATCATCACGTATCGGATTGTATCGCCGCCGATTGGAATACGATCGTACTGGAAGGTCTCGCCATCCGAGCAAATCCCGCGCACGCTTACGGCAGTGATAGCGCCGCGCGCCGTTTCCTCTCGAAGCCAATCGAGAAATTCCAGCGCGCGTTGCGTAATTTCTTCGTTGCCGGGAACGATCGGAACAATATCAGCGCTCATCGGAATTTTCTCCGTCCAAGTGTAATGATCCGGCGTTGCTTCGGGATTGCGTTTTGAATTCGCGGCTTGTCGTGTGCTCCTGCTGATTGAAGCATCTCTTTGACTTCGCCGCCGCCCCAAAACGCATACTGCCCCGCCTCGAATGGGTGAGAGTGTGAGTTTTTCACAATCTCTTCGACAAGCTTCATCCCATCCGGGGTTTTCACGCGACGCACTTGCGCGCCGCCATCGAGCGCCGCGATGTAACGCTCGCATCGCGGGTGAACGCGCAAACGCGGCTCGCCATTAAATTCAGTCGCGAGAACCTTGCGGTTCGCTTCGAGACGCTTTTCGGGATTATCTTTCGCCGCCGGCGCGCGCATCGTTAGGCCGTGTGCGGCGTAAAGCTTGAACGGCGTGCGCGTGTCAGTCGAGCCGCGCCAGCCGCCTTGCGGATCGCCCCATGCCGTGTATCCGCTTTCGACCACCCAAGGAAAGCGCTCCATCATCTTCGCTTTCACGAGCGGCGCGAATTCATCGGTGCCGATGTTGTTTCCGCATAATTCATCGAACGCGATCCAGCATCCGTTGATGATTTGAAAGAAGATGACCGCCGGCGTTAGGCCGTGGTCAGCGCCAAGGATCGGCGCAATGCCGGGCATCGGCTCAACGTCGCGCGCCGTAACGTGGCGCTCCCGGCGAAAGTTTGGCGTGGCGGGCGCTCCTAGTTTCTGGCGAACAACGCGGCCCATTAGGTCGCGATCGATTTCGTCTTTCGGCTTACCGCCGATCAATTCGATGTATCGAGCGGCGCGCGGGATCGGCGTTCCCTTTTCTTGAACTTCGCTCGAAAGTCGTTCCATTTCCAATGTTGATCGCACGCCATCGGCCATGTTTGCCAAGTTCTCGGCGTTCGGATTGACTTCGTATCCGCGCACAGTCTTTCCGTCCGGCGCGAAGATTTCTCGCAGCGCGGGGGGTTGCATGAAGAATTGGACGTTTGCCGGCTTGACATACTGCATTCGCTCCTCTGGCGGCATGTCGAGCGGAAGGGGAATGTCGCCGCGCATGTACCTGATCCAATGATCGTCGGTGAACGGCGCGTTCAAGTCGGCGACCAAGAATTGCGACAAGCCTTCTCCGGGTTGCAGCGCGTGCGCAATGTCGATGCGACGCGGGTATCGCCCGGTGCGGGTTGCGATTTCAAACGCGAGGCGGCGCGGATAGAATTGCGTCTCGTTGATCCAAGCGCCGGTGTATTCTTTCGATCGAAGTGATCGGATCACATCGTCGCTATCGTCAAGGAAGCTTTCAAAGACCACGTCGGCTTCGACGTCGAGAAACCGCATTTCGTGCAAGTACGGTTCGGTGTCGTAGAAGCGACCGTAGTGTTCCGGCGGAAACCAGTTGAGCCACGTTTCAACGGTCGAGCCGCGAAGGTCGGGATAGGTGTTGCGCGTGACGAGCCATCGCGAACGCCGCTTGCCGTCTTGCTGACGCGGCATTTCGCACATGGCTTTGTAAAGAGCCATTGCGCTTGTCGTTGATTTTCCGCTTTCAACAGGGCCTTGGATAATTCGGATCGGCGATGTTGAGAGTAGGAATTCCGCTGCGATTGGGCCGGGAGGGGTGAAGCGCATATACCTAAGTGTCCGTTTTATCCCGACGCTTATGCGCGCCGCGCCGTGAACCAGGGGCGAATGTGCCTATTAAGGCGCGTCTTCCGCTTCCACGACATTGCCGGTTCGGGTGAAGGTAATGTTTGACCCGCTACTGTCTCGGGCAATTTCAATCGTGAAGGTGCATGAGGATGAACCGTTAGACGCAAGGCAGTTCCACAGCCTAGCCACATTCAAGGGTCGCCAAGTTTGCACACCGTTGTCGAAAGCGCCCGCCGTGGCAGTCGCCCGTATCCAATACCGCGCGCCGACATTGTCGAATTTTGGTGAGGCCCAGTCCGCGATGTAGTAGGGCGAGACGCCGTTTTGGTCGCCCCATATTTCACCATTAGGGCGGAACTCGACCTCGCCCTTCGCGCCGCCGCCGACCGTAAACTGAGAGACGTTTAGGGCGGAAAAAGAAACTGCCACAACGCTTTCTGCGCCGAACAACGGCCTATAGACGCCGGAGACACGCGACCAAGCGTCAGGCACTCTTCGCCAATTGCCGGATACCTTTGTGAAAACACCGACAAGACGCCGTTGCGTCCCGCCAACATTTACCGACGTGCCGTTAACGCCGTCTAGCATTAGCGGAAACGAAGTGGCGTCATTCGGGTTCGGGTAATATTTATTCTGCCACTGGTCTAAACCCAACGGCTCCATAATTCCCGCACCCACTCTGATCGGCGTGATCGACATTTAGCCACTCACAAGCTGAATG